TAGGCATGTCACCGAGCTCTAAGCGAACTCTATCGACAATCTGGCTGACTCTGGCCACTCACAACCCCTATTCACGGTATTAATCTAATGGTAGCGAGTATCTACAAAAAATCTTTACAAACGAAGAAGCGGGCATAGTTGCCCGCCGCCCCGCCTAGTTAAATCTTAGATAACGCCTGCTAGATAACCCTTTTCTCGCAAGTGCGTAGCAACTTGTTGAGTAACTGAGTACTTCTGTCCAGCTCTAAAGCTGTAGTTGTTTCCTGCACCAAGGGTCATGTTTTCGATGTCTTCAACAACTCGAATCACAACAGTTGCATCTGATCCACCAACCTCAATTGGGTTGTCGACAATTACTGTCTGGCGATCTGGAACTGTTGCGTCAATTACTTCGGTCTCAAGCTTAATCTGTGCTGTGGCTGTTGCCATAGACATAGTTGCAGCTTTTTCTTGAAGTACTTGAGCATTCTCTTGAATCTGAACTTCGCGGGCGCGACCTGTAACATCGGTCGGTTTGATCTTACTTGCCATTTGTATCCTCCGGTTTAATATCTGAGTGTTTGTGTTGGGCGGGGGCTTTTACACCCCCGCCTAACATTTAAGCTATTTAGTTGTATTAGTTGGTTTCTGCAATAACAACAGACTGATCTGTAATAAGACCAAGACCGAAGATTGAGTACCAAGCAAGTGCATGCTCACGACCGAAGTCAAGAATACCGCCATCGCGGAGTTCAACTGGAAGAGAGATTGCGTGACCGAATGCGTTATCTCCAATGAAGATAGCTGAGTAGCGGTCTGAACCACCGTTACCTGTGAATGTTGCTGGAGTTGTGTAACCTCCACCAGCAGCAACTACAGGGTTAGCGACAGCTGTATCAGTTGTGTAAGATGTACCAGCACCACCAGCAACCTTGAGAACCTGTGTGGTCTCAATGAATACTGTGTCGTACAAACGGCCGATCTCACCAAGCATGAAGTTACCTGGAGCTGCGTACTTTGTGACTTCAATGAATTCTGGATTGTCACGAAGCTTACGGCTTTGGTGTGGGTGAATGAAAGCAACATATGTCTCACCAAGGCGAGGGATGTTCTTGGTTGCTAGTGTCTCCACTGCATCCTTAACAGTCTTAGGTGTTAGGTTGAAGTTACCTGTCATAGAAGCACGTGATGTGCCCTTTGTACCGTCTGCGTACCAGTTGTTAACAGCTGATAGGTTTGAGCGGTCTTCACCGTAGATTGTTGATGTTGCTGCATAAAGTGTGTCGCGTGAAAGCTGATCTAGATAGACAGCCATGTTACGACCTAGAAGACGTGAGGCTGAAGCCATTACGTCATCAAATGAAGCGTTAAGCAAAAGCTCTGATACAGCAAGAGCATATCCATGCTCTGATACTGTGATTGAGAATTGCTGTGCTGTAAGTGCGTTAGTCTGCATGCGAACACCTTCAACTAGTGAAGATGCAAAGCCGAGGTTGTTATAACGCATGAAGTTGATCTGAAGACCAGGTGCAACACCTAGTTCTGTCTTCTTTACTGCAAACTGCTCAAAGCGAAGGATTGGCATGGCCTGGAAAAGAATTTCCTTGGACCAGATAGTCTGGATCGCTTGAGTCAGCTGTGTGTTGGTACCTGAATACGCGGTAGGCGCAGCGGCTAGATTGCCGGTACCTGTAATGGATGATGCCATTTTAGCTTTGACTCCTTATTTGGAATTTGAGGGTTGAGTTTTTGTTTAGCCTAAAAGCCCTTGAGTGCGACCTTGAGCTTTTGGACTCAGTAGTCGACTACGGTATTTTGAGTATTCGTTCATCGGCATTGCCGCAATTTCTTCCGGCGTAAAGTTACGTTGCTCCGAGTTAGTTTCCATTGGCCCATTGGGAGGAGTAGTGATACTCGTTCCCTTCATTTCTTTTCTGGCGTTCTGCATAGCAGACTGAGCCGATTCAAGAATTCTTGCTGAACGCGCTTTAAGATTTTCCACACTAGCCTGAAGCTCTTCACGGGAATTACCCTGAATGAGATCTACTAGTTCCGGAATAATGTTGTCGCGTTCTTGTTCTAGTACTTCTTGTCGATAAGCATTTAAATCTGCAAAAGTCTTTTCCCGCTCCAGTAGAGCGAAGGCTCGTTCGCGTTCGACACGCTCACGCTCCAACTGCTCCTGCAACTCTGCTAAACGAGCGTCTGCATATGACTTGGAATCAAGTTCCGACAATGCTTCTTCTCGAATTCGTACAGCTTCTGCTTCCGCATCTGCTGCTCTACGAGCTGCTTCTTCTTCTTTTTCCTTCTTGATTGAGAGAAGCTCTTCCTTCAAACTTTCAATCTGAGGGTAAAGCTTTTCTTTTTCTTGAGAACGTACTTTGGCTAGATCATCATCAGTGTAAAACTTTTGATTACTTGCCTTTTCTGTAGTAGTAACAGTCGGCGCGTCAACGCCCGACACATTTACGACTGGAGCTGTTCCGGCCTCTGCTTCAAAAGCAACTGCCATTGTTTCTGCATTTTCCATGCTTACATCCTTCTGTATCCTAGGGGTCGTTTTCCGAATGCCATTACTGGCGTAGCACATGTGACCTAACGTTTATTACTATGTATTTTCTCGATTTAGTACAAAATTGTCTGCCTAAGTAGGTTTATTTTTCGTACTCTTCCGGAGGCCGTCTACGAGGTAGAGCGGTTCCGTAAGCTTCAGTTACAAGGGATGTGCGAAGTGCCGCTTCACCTTGTTGCGCTTGCATATCTGCGCCATCCATCAAAGGAGGCACACCAGCAGCTTGTAGAGCGCCACCGCCACCAGCGGTCATAGCGCCACCCCCAGCAGTCATATCTGCTCCTGGTTGACCGGCCATTCCGCCGGTTAGTTGCATAATCTCTTGTTCAATCTGTGTTTGAAGTAACTTAAGAGCTCCGTCTGATTTTGCATCTTCTAGAAGTTCTTGACGAATTTCTTGTAGCTTTTCAGCTGGGAACTCTTCACCTAATGTGCGTAGAGCGCCTTCCTTAGACTCCAGACCTAATGACAAAAGTGATTGAACTTCGTTTAAAGCAATCAATTTATCTAACGGAAGTGGCTGTGGGAAATGAACGTAAGACTGGTAGGTAATAGGGTCGTTTGGATCTAACTTATCTAACTGACCGTTTTTAATAGGGGTGTTAAATTCTGGACGCCAAACAAATGTCTCTGGCTCTTTGATAGCTAAGCTAAGAAGGATTAGTTCATTAACTCTTTCAAGTCCGTGAGCATATTGAATAATCTTTTGGTGGTAGCGGTTCATCAAAGGCTGGAACTGAATAGATAAGGCCACACCTGATGTATTAGAAATAGGCTGTGCTTGTCCAAGAGCTGTCTCTGGGACACCAATCATTTCGTGCATTGATTTCTTAATTAAAGCCAAGAACTCCATAGCACCTTTAAGGCCTTGAGATCCGCCTTCTAAGTTTTCAACCTTTGCGTCTTTTGGTAGTCCACCCCAGACTTTGTTAGCGCCTTTTTCAAGTTGAGAAGCTTTAGCACCGATGATGACTGTGACTGGCGCTGCGTGGTAATTAACGATATCAGCAACGTCCGTAGCAGTTTCATTGTAAGTGCGGTTAATATTGATAATGTCATTGCAATCAGAAAGACCCCAAGGGCTACCGCTAATACGAACATTTGGAATATGAATAACGGGAATAGTGCCAAGCGGGTTAGGGCGAGAGTCAATGAGTTCGTCGTTGATGTACTCTTCGATAACATCGTCAGTTAAGATTTCTGTATATGTGAAGACTTGGCGCGTACCCTCAAGCGATGTACCCCAGAAGCGATACTTGAGCTTGAAACGAATAAGGCGCTCGCGGTCATGAGGATGAAACTCTGGAAAAGCGAAAGATGAGTTAAGAGGAAGAATACGCACACGGCCAGGGTGCTGACGACCACCAGCATCAACCCAAGCTTCTTCATAAGCGACTTTGATAAAGCAATCACCTGATACACCGCCTTGTTGTCCAATTTCCCACAATACTGTGGCTTTGTTGTTATCTACTTCCCACACACGCTCTAGTAGGTCTGGGACAATAGCTTCTGTTTCTTTTGGTGATCTAAAGTTAACGCCTTTACCAAAAGTAAAGTTAAGAACAAAATCTGTAAAAGCACGATAGTAATTCATTACCATCTGAGTTTCGCCTGTTTGACGGCGATAAGAATAATGATGGCCTAGATACATTGCCCAGTTAAGAGAATAACGATTTAGGCGTGGGCCATGTACTTCAAATTCTTCATCTGCAAGCTCTACTAAACCAAGCGGGGAGATGGAGATTGTTAAATCAGAGGAGGCTGCCCTATAACTGGGAGGGGAGAAATCAATACCGCTACCGCTCACCAAAACACCCTTCTACTTCTAATACGCATAGACTAACACAAATGTCGACAAACCGCTAAAAGTGGCGTCGGAAAGATTCACCGGCAATGGTTCCCTTGCCAACTGGCTTGGTAACTTTTTTCTTCATTGCCTTTTCTTTTTTCTCTTTTTCTTCTTCTACGTAGTCTCTGAATCGAGGATCAATATCTTTCTTTGAATCAACAAACTTTCCACCCATTTGAATATACTTTGCGTGTATCCAGTGAGCAGATGCTGGTGATTGTTTTGAAAAACGAGTCTTAGCTTGGGTTCTAACCATGTTGTAAAGTTTAGGGTTGGCAGGTAACTGCTTTGGACCCTCTTTTACTTCTTGACCTCTGATCAGCATTTTAAATCCTTATAAAGAAGTTCTCGCCCCCGCCACGTATTCGCCGTAGAAACGGGGGACGAGAAACTTTATTAAATTAGTCCTGGACTACAGCAGGGTTCATAGCACTCTGACGAGCGCCGTTGCGAACAACTTCTTCGAAACGATTGTCGCCGTGATCAGCAAAACCGCCAGCAGCAAAGTCTGTCAAGTTCTGTGGTGCTTCTACCCATGCAGCTGAACCAACGTGTGCGCGTTCACGCATTGTCTCTTCAGCTGTCTTCTGCCAAACAGGTGCATTACGATTAGCACGACCTGCCGCAGGCATGTATCCCTGCATAGCTCCGTTTGTAAACTGAGCTGGTACGTCTGTGTCAGTTGCAATGCCTTCTTCAAAACGAAGTGGTCCGCGTTGTCCTGGAACAGCGCCTGCCATCTTGCGGTCGTAAATAGCTCCTACTTTTTCAGGGAACTTTGGATCTGGTGCAATTGTCATTAATGACTCCTAAATATCGGTTGAGGACCTCGGTAAAAGTGTCCTACTTTTAAAGGGTATAAACAGGCTAAAGTAGAAATTATCTGAAAAAGGGCGAGGAAGATACTTCTACCTGCGGCATGGTTAAGTCCATGGTTAGGGCGCAAGCAATAGCCAAAGAATCTGCGTAGTCGTCGTGGGCGTGAGCTTCTTCTGGGGCATGTGCCAAAAAGTTAGGGCCCTGAAACTTAGTCTCTAGATCTGTCATTTGTTGATAGAAACGCTTCCAGGTACGAAGTCGGCGAGTTTTTGCATGTGCCGGCCAACCAACCATACGGCGGTCAATTAAAGCTTTAAGGTGCTTCCAACGCTTTGATTGTTCCGGCTGGCTACTACCTATTGAGTGAACCTCTGATCTTGGTAGAAGAATCTTCATACGTTGGGCTACTGCATCACCAACACCGTTAGCATCAATACCAACAGCTAATACGTCATAGTTATTAAGGAAGCTAACAATTTGGAAATACTGGTCCTCCCAGTCATCTCCTTGGATCTCTAACCAGTTCAAAACTCTATGGTCGTAATAACCAAACTCATCCGGTCTATCCCAGTCAACCCAGACAACTGTAACTACTGTTGAGTCAAGTTTTCTTGCTGGGTCAATTCCGACAACGACTGGTGTTCTATGCCAAGCTTTAACGGTTTCTTGTGAGGTGTCTCCGAGCTCGTCCATAATAGCTGATGTAACGAACATTCCTCGCTCCAACAACCATTTGCATGAGTACGACATCTGGAACTCATCAGAGTCCTCCCCAATGCGAAGCATTTCTTTTTTAATAAACTTACCGTAATTAACATTTACTTTAGCTACATCTCGCCAATCCCATTCAAAATGATTTTGGCGTGAGCTGCGGCCGGTCTGCCTACGCTTGTTTAATTGGATCGAGCGGTAAAAGTTGTTCTTACTTGTAGTTGGAGTGCCTGTCTTAACCATAGTTCCTGAGTAGTAAGCAAGCATAGGGCTAATAGATTTTGATACAACAAAGTCGTCTGCCTCCTGGCACTCGTCAATAACAATTAAATGGAAAGACTTAGATTCAATTTTAGCTCTAGGGTTAGCTGTCATCATCATAAGAGATGAGCCTGAATTCTTAAGTTTAATTTGACGAGTAACCCCAGGTACTTTACCTAGGCTATCATCAATTTCCGGATCGCCAAGGATCTCAAGCGCTCTTTCTGATGTAAGTCTATTTACTGTACGACCAAAAAGTGTTTCTACCTGACCTTCAACAGGAGCAAACATACCAATCCAAATACCTTCTTTAAATTTACCAAGAAGATCTGGGTACATTTTTGCAAGTCTAGGTAACAACACCATGAGTGTAGCTACAGTATTAGCAATAGTTTCTGACTTACCGGACTGACGTGCAGCAAGTGCTGTTATTTCTTCACCGTCATTAATAATTACAGATTCAATAATGCGACGTGCAAGAGGCATTTGATATGGGTGTAACTCATGACCCACAAGTGCGGTCATAAATTGAATTGTGCGATCAGTTATCTTTTGGACAAACTCTTTTGATAGTTCGTCAAGCTCTTCAATTTCTTCTTCCGGCGCAAGGTCTTCTTCATCCTCGTTTACGGGGAAGAACTCTTCGTCGTCATCTTCTAGAACAATGTTGTTTTCCATATTAACCTTAAGTCTAGTTAAAAACAAAAAGCCTGGGCGGTTAAACCCAGGGCCCTTTGCTGCCACCACACGGGGAGAGGAAGAGAGAGGCAAGACCTAGTTTAGCATAAAGTCGACAAATCTATTTAAGGCTTAGCGTTTCTTTTGTAAAGCTCTTCAACGACAGCATGAAGAGCCTCAGCCCCAGTCCTTGCTTCTTGTAAATAAACCATTTCACGGCTCTTGGTGTAACCAGAAAGGCAACGACCAACTTCATAAATGGACTGTTCTAGCCACATCTCTAACTCTGCTGTGGGGATTCTAGATACACGCTTTGCTACTTTTTCAGAAAACGGCTTATCCCAAGATTCACTATTCTTTGAAAAAAGCTTCTTCATAACTGCCGTCCTCCGGTTCCCAGATTTTGCGGACTTTCATAGCATCCGATAGGCGGGAGTCTATTGCATTATCGTCTTCAAATGGCAATTCAGATCCAGGGATCCACTTTCCGATGTAAAACCCAGGTTTGGTAAATGGGAGCCTAAAAACTAGGCAAGAGCCTTTACGGTAAGGGTGGTCTGTTTCCTGGGTCCAACCAATCTCAGCGATTGGTAGAAATTTGCGGTGGTAGTACTCAAGTGTTCCGACGTATAGTTGTCCGTATGTTTTCATAGAATCTCGTTAAATAATTCCTTTGCTGTAAAGTTTTTAATATTAAAGTCATCCGGTAGTTGCTTACCTAACTTGCTGCTAATCATAGCTGTTTGGCTAATGCGTTCTTTAGCCCCAGAAGAAAAATCATCCATATTAGCTGGCCCCATATCAGGCCATTGATCAAGCCCAGAGGATCTAAGGAACTTACCGGTAGAGCCACTAGCCTTTAAGCCTTCCCACAAATGGGTAGGGACGTTGTTATATTGCCACCAGGTGTTATCTCTAAAAACAACAATAAGCTTTTTGTCAGTTGGGTGATACGCAATAGTCCAAGCTCGTGGTCGTTCTTGGTTTGTAGTAGGGGCATTCTTAACCTCAGCCCCAGCGTTCTTTAGCTCTTTTGGTACGCTAACAAGCCACTCGGTATTTTCAAGTACCTCGTCGCGTCCTTCTTTAAGCTCACGCTTTGCAACCTGAAGGTTGTCAATATTTGTTTTTGCTGCGGCAAGAGAATCACTAAGTCGTTGCATACCCTCTTGGTAAGCTTTACTACGTCTAGCCATTAGTCCTCACAAACGTGATCTTGAGTCTCGGTCTCTAATACCCGGACTAAGCATACAGAACAACGTAAATATCGTATAGGTTTGAAATCATTTTGAGCGGTAGCTCCTAAAGGGAAGTTGCTACCGTCTTCATTATCTTGTGGCTCATAGTCCACAACAATATCTGGTTCATCAAAGAGTTCTCTAGGAAAAGGACCTTTAGGGTCCATCATAGTTTTTGGTACAGGGTGTACCTGAACTGCGTTTCTCTTAGTTACTCTCATCGGCAGGAGTTTCCTCTACGGTCTCTTCTGCTTTCTTTTTTACAGCTTTTGGCTTTTCTTCTTCTTTCTTTGGCCCCTCGGAACGAAGAGCAAAGTTACCCTCAGCAGCCTCAGTAAGTAGCCAGCGTGGTAAGCAAGTAGAACAGTAGTCAACAGAATTAGCCGTAGGGTCAGCTACTGTGTAAACAGCTGCTGCCTCGCAATTAGCGCATTTAATCATTATTACCTCCGCAATCAGTATACAACAAAAAAGGAGCTGATATCTCTATCAGCCCCTCTCTTGGTAAGTCTAGTTACTTAGATGCACCAATACCAATTGACTTGTCTTTTGGATTGACTGCCTTTGCAAGCGGTCCTACGAGTCCAGCAATGAACGCGTTAAGGAGGGTCTTTGGGTCCGTAATGCCGCTCATGTAAAGAGCCGCTACTGCTGCCGCTGATGCGCGGATATAAGAACCAAATGCTGCTTGAAGTTGTGCTGTATTCATTTTGCTCTCTTTCGTGTTAGGTGAGGGCTCCACGTGTAAAGCGCCTCAGTTCCACAAAAGTACTACCACTCAGGGGATTCGTCAATATGCTGATCAAAGCGGCCTTCAAGGCGAGCTATTGATACACGCATTTCAGTTACGTCAAAAGCAATTTTATTAATAGAGTCACGCATACTAGATCCACCATTAGGCTTAAGTTCAGCTAGATAATGCTTGATGGTCCACTTGATACCAAGGATAGTTACGCCGCCTACTCCAAGAATAACGGAGGTTAATGCGGCCCAATCAGATATAGTCATTTACACATACTCATTCTGTAGAAGATGTCAAGTTCAAAATAGAAGAGTGTGTTGTCCGTCTCAAATCACGAGATTTATATAAATAAATTAGACCATCTAAGCGTAAATTTGTCTCAATATAAAAAATATATCTGTTTGAACTTGACTCATCTTGTAACTCTGTGGCAACCTAGAGTTAAGGAAGCCACTCACAAGGTGGCTTTTGCCAACTGAGAGGAGCAATTAAATGCTCAATATCAGAATTAATCTAACGATTAATCTACGAAAGGTTGGAGCAGGTGCGGTAGCGGGAATGATCCTGATAGCACATTTGATAACTCCAGCATACGCTTTGTCGATTGAACCACCGGCTAGCTTAAAGCCTGAAAAGGTAATTACAGCTAACTTAACGCACTTAAAGGTTCAAACAACAAAGTCAGCAGCCAAGGCGGCCTTGGCAAGTGACAGCGTCAAATACTTTGATGCTGAAGCGCTTGCTTTCTTGACAGTCTTTACCAAAGACTGGAAGATGAGTGAGTGGGAGTGTCTTCGTAACGTATGGATGAAAGAGAGCCATTTCAATCCAAAGGCTTTAAATAAGTCATCTGGAGCTTACGGGATCGCCCAGTTCATGCCCTCAACATGGGGCAACTACGAGGTTGAAAAGACCGCTGTAGCCGAACTCCAAATTAAA